AAGTGCCGGTTCAACATGTGGGAGCCAAAGATGTTCGGCTACCACAAGCCTCTGCCACTCGAAGAAGCCGCCAAGGAATATGGCGGACGTGGGGCAATCAGGCCGGCATTCACATACAAGGCGCTGAACAAGCTGATTCAAGGTTCAAGTGCCGACCAGACAAAGAAGGCGATGGCGGTGTGCTATTCAGAAGGATTCACACCAATCCTCACGGTGCATGACGAATTGTGTTTTAACGTGAACTCTGATGAACAGGCAGCGCGGATCAGTGAAATAATGTCAACTTGTGTGAAGGGGCTGAAGGTTCCCTTCGATGTGGATACAGAGCTTGGCAACAACTGGGGTGAGGTGGGATGAGAAAGTTTCGTTACCGTCCCGCCATCGCCAACGGCAACCCGGTTGTTCAGTTCCTGTTCAAGGAGATGCACAAGCAGCGTTGCTGTCAGATGGATCTGTCAGAGCGGGTTGGCCTGCACCGCGACACACTGCGTAAGTGGCGCACGACGCACACCCCCAGGATCAGTGACATGGAAGCAGCGCTGAACTACCTCGGCTACACGCTGAGGGCTGTGCCTATCAGGGAGAAGAAGTGATGCAAAACTGTTTTGCTTGTGGCGGAAAATTAATCTGGGGCGGTGATCACGACATTGAAGACGACGAGGACTACTTCATCGTCTCTAACCTGTCATGCCCTGAGTGTAAGGCGTTCTATCTTATGTATCACCCAACGCCGCCATCCGATGAGACAAACGAGACGCCCGATTCGGAGTCTGTTTAGCCCACTTCGAGTCCAACATCTGACGACTGGCCTCTGCCCAGTCCTTAGAATCGACTGCCGCTTTCATTTTTTTGAAGCCTGTTAGCCGAGGACGGCCTAATTGGAAGCACATGTTTGCGATGATCAATTGTAGCTCTTCCGATAACTCGTTGAAATCACTATACAATAATTCGCAATCTCGTACAGTTCGTTGGATGTCCTCGTGGAATAGTTCATCGACGTGCTCCTGAGAGACCTCTGAGCCGACTTCAAAGCCGTAAAGCTCGTCATTTTCAGTAATTAGGTGACCAATTCCGACGGTGGGGTAGCCAAGATGGTCCAAATAGATTTCGAGCTTGCATCCTTCGTCGGCGGCTAGCTCTTTTTGTAACTGTTCTAAGTTCATGGTCCAGTCCTTGTGGCTATCAGTTGAGTTCCCGGGTTAAGACCAGCCAACGCCTGTCGCGTTTGCGGGCTGGTGGTTGTGGGTACGGGGGCTGCCGTCGTTGCCGGAGGAGCAACGCTAGAGGGAGATGGCGCCCCCGTGTTCGATGTGATTGGTGCAACCTCAGAAACGTCCAAGGTCCGAGGATCCTCTTCCTCTGGCTGATTTACGGGTTCGCCAAGACGACGGTTCTTAAACTCTCTCGCAATTTGACGAAGCTCGAACCGGGGAAGTCTGTTACCATTTTCTCGAACCCGCTTTTCAATATCTCGACTGGGAACAAACGGGACAAACTCTCCACGCATTAACTCTCTAGCGTTTGCCACACCATTTTTTTGGAGTGCGCGTCGTATGTCACGGTCACTCATGCCCATTCGTTTCATGTTTTGAACAAAACGATACATGTTGTTCGCTATTCTATACCTAGCTTCGTTTGCATCGCGATAGGTTTGAATGGCGTTTTCAGGATCAAGCGTACCCTTTGTAGAAACCGCTGTGTTAAAAATCTGCGCTGCGGTTTGTCTATCTCTACCATACTCATAACCACGAAACAGGAGCATGTTGTCAGGCTTAACTTCAGTTTCGGTAATACCGCTTAATGATCTAAATATTTCCTGTGCGATACGCCGTTCATTCCCTGCTGGATCAGTGGTGTCTTCAGCAAAAGCTCTGGCTAAACGTCCAAGCTCAATACCCGGAGTCTGAGTTTCTTTCTTCTGTCCCTTAACGTCAGCGAAAAGCTTAACAGCGCCCGGCACAAAAGCACTGCTTATGTGAGCCATGCTTTTCAAAGCTATGTCCCCCGGAGTATCTGCTTCCGGGCGATAAACTTTTGCACCAGTGGCTGTGCGTCCATTCCTAATTGTCACATCTAAAAGTTTTTCAGACAAAATAGCTTCTCCCGCGAATGGGGAAAAAATCTCTGAAATCACGTTTAAAGCGGCGTCAGTAGCAATAGCGGCGGAACTTTTACCCATCTCCTCGCCCTTACTGACAGCGTTGAGGATGGCTCTGGCGGGTTGATTTAAGTAAGCGTACGGATTTGTATAGCTGTAATTCACGTATCCAGTCACTACGTTCTCTGCGTTTTCGCGTTCCCGTATACTGGTTGGAAGAAGTATAGATGTTTTTTCCCACGGCATTCCGTTTTCTCTAATAGCATCCATCTGTTCTTGCGAAACGCCGGCTAAATCCATAGCCATTTTTTGTATCGCCGTAGGAGCTATTACCGTAGTGCTTGTAAAACCTAAAAGCCGGCGCATGCCTATTTCACGTATAGCCTTGTGCTCTGAGGCTAGTTCATCCAGAGACATTTTTAAGGTGTTCGCACTGGTACGAATTATTTCAGCGGGGAACGCTATAAAGTTTCCGACGGGTAACTTGCGTATTTCTTTAATAACCTCGGGAACACGCTCGTAATTAGGTACTGTGTTTTTTACTATGTTGGCTGCGTATTCATCTATTGCTTGGTTCGTAGCACGTCGTATGGCCGAAGCGCTGTCCGGCGCATCCTGTGCAGCGCGCCTAGCTAACTCTACAAATGCCTCATTACCCAAAACTGCTCGTGCAGCAAGATTTGCATTACCCCCGAAGCCGGAGAGAAGTTTGTTTTTTTCAAACTCAAAATTGTAGACTTTCCAAATATCATCGCCGCCTTGGTATAAATCACGCATACGACGATTGATGCTTCCTAAAAAAGCGCCTGGCTTGCCTCGTTGAAAAGTCTGTTTGAAACTACCGCTTGTTGGAATACCAGCAGCATCTTCGGTGGCTCCTTTGGTGCCACCAAAACCCTCACCAATCAAACGATCAATTTCTTTAAGCTGCGCCTGATTTCCGACCACACCAACTCGTTGAAGATTCGAAAAGTATCTTTCTTTGTCCGGTCTTTTTCGAATGCCGTCCCAAACCACACCAACAGAATCAAATAAGTTTGCTCCACTTCCCACGTTTCCTTGTGCAAGAGCAAACAAACTTGAAGATGTTACGTTTCGAATTTGCGTGACCGGAGACAAGACAGTCGCAGCATATTGCGTGATACCCTTTCCCTTCAAAAAGGCCGAGTAAGAAGCCCGCATAACTTGCGCCATGTCATTTGTATGCGCCTTGGTTTGCATACTGATGTTTTTATACACATCGTTCCGCGCAAAGCTGCCTTGGAGCGATCCGAATCCTTCACCTAGTTCCGTATAATCTGCATCTCGAATGGAACGAGGAAGTCTTTTAGCTGCTTCCTGAGACACAAACATCCCTGACGAATCGTCAAGAAGATCTGAACCAATGTATTTGTAAAACCTATCGGTTGCCACAAACTCAGCCATGTCCGCGACAGTAGTTGTTAAAGCTTCAATAGGATCTTTAACCTCTCCGAGAAGACGACGAAGCATTTCATTGTTAGCTTGACGGCTTTTAAACAGACCTGTGCGGAGCCTGTTTTTGGCTACGGTCTGAGCAGCTTGATTACCTGCACTTTTTAAAAACCTGCCCGAGTATTGAGACACAAAGGCATCTGTTAAACGTTCGGCAGCGTCACGGGTGAGAACTTCTTTTCCGCCTTCCGTTATAATATCAACGCCTTCATCAAGAACAACATCGATCTCTTCGGATATGTTTCTAGCTGCGCCGGGAGCGCTTTGAAAATAATCTATGGTGTCGAGTCTGTTTTGTTTAAACTGCTCTGAACCGATGTAGTTTTTATCTTCAAATATTTTGTATCGCCGCCGCAAGTACGAGCCGATTTGTCTTTGAATAATTTCAGCAGCCTCTGCCTCCTGTCCTACAAGACCTTCTCTTGTAAGGTAGTCAGAAGAAAGAATCTGCTTTGACAAACGATCTACCTGAACCCGTGCTTTTCTTGCAGCGCTTTGCATTTCATCAGGCAGCATTTTTAACGGAGGTATGCCAAGATTCTTGGCCTCCTCCATAAACGCATCTTCTTTAGTCAGGTAGGAGTAAAATCGATTAAGAGCCTCTTCCTTGGCAAGAGGTGACCCATCTGCCATAACATTTTCTGAATTTTTCAAAGAGGCGTCTATGCCCTCTTCAACTTGAATGATTGTTCTAGCAACCTGACCTATTTCAGCATCCACCTCTCCACGAATAGCAGTTTGTTTTTCAAAAGCTTCTTGAGAAAGATAGCCTCTGGATCTAAAGGCAGATAAAAACCCTTCAACCATTGGATGTTTGTCAGCTAGTTTAACAACACCAGAGCTTATTGCAGTGCCTGCTTTTAACGCGCCTTTGGCAACAGGGGATGCAACAGGGGCAAGTCCTTTTGCAACTCCCTTACCTGCGAAACCTAATGTACGAAGAACAGGATCAACCGCAGCCGTGGCTCCAACTGCTTCAAGACCAACTTTTAATTTATTACCTATTTTTGCGGCAGCGGCTTCGCGACCCTCTAAGCCAACTGTTTCGGTGGTCTGTGTGATACCGCCACCAAAGAAATCACCGATTGTGGTGACTCCGTCTGTTGCTACAACTGCATCTGTAACTCCAGCAGCGCCAATCTGAGACGCTTTTTGTGCAACTCTGGACATGGCTTGCACACGGCCAAGCCTACCTACAATTCCGGCAGCGAACAAGCCAGGAACTACAAACTGAGTTACAACCTCGGCTATCTCTCCGGCTGCTCCCTCTGGATCAATACCACCCATCTCTCTAACGGTGTTGGCAAAATCAGTGACATCCTGCGTGTAGTCCGTGTCAAAAGCAAGATCAACAAGAGAAGCACCAAGCTCTCCGACACCTTGTGGAATCGCAATAAGACCAGAGGCTATACCCTCTGCAATTTCTTGCGTCGTGGATTCTTGTTGTGCAGGACTTGTTGTTGGCGTTTGCCCACCCGCCGCCACAAGAGCAGCAGCGGCTTCCCTAGATGTCCCATCTGGAAACTCGTACTCAGAGCCAAAAAAACTATGTGTGACTGCCACAAGTTTTCTCCACTACTGACTTCTTGCGATATAGCCAGTAATCCAAGTATCTAAAGCTTTATCATCGCCATTCGACGCATCGAACACCGCGCCAAGATATCCTAAAAGATCTGCATCTGAAACAGTGGACGAAAGATTTACTTCTGTTGGGTTTTCTGGATTTATTTTCATAGCAACACTGTCTTGAAGTCCATCTATTGCAGTTTGTTTATTGTTGGTGTTTTTAATTATGTCCCGAAGAAATCTTCCGCTAGTGTCTACGCCTGTGCCTTTTGAGCCAACCAGCGCTTTTTCTGCCATCCCGTGCGCCCAGACAAGACCTTGAGTAGTCCACTCACCTTCGTCATCCGTATATCCAAGACTTTGTCCTATCTTGACTAGATTGGGCTGCGCTTTCCATTCATCTATTGCAAGCATTTTAGTTTTATACAACTCATCACTGTCTAGTTTGTCTTTTCGATAGCTTGCATCCGACTCAAGTCGAGCAATATCTATTTTATTTCTGGCTATCGCTGACGCAAATTGAAACTCCAGAGTTTGACCTGCTATGGCGTTTCTTGCTGCCGCAAGTTCTCGAGCAGTGTTGTCACGGAATTGTGCAAGTTCTCGAGCAGTAAGATCTTGTCGAGCCGCATTCGCAGCGTTTTGTTTCAACGCATTCACACTTTGATTGTAGCTGTTAATCATCTGTGCTGTGGCGATTGAAGCATCTTTTTCGTCTTTAATCATCGTACGAAGAGTTGCTCTATATTCTTTTCTTTGTGCCTCATCCTTGGCATCAATACGAGCAGTATCTTTAGCATATCCCTCTAGTCCGAAGGACAAACCTTTGGCAACATTTGTCAAAGCATTTTCTGACTCACCTGCTGCAATCGCAAGACCAGCACGAGTTAGATTCATCCAGAAAGAATTCTTTCGATCTTCTTCCGCCTCGTTAGGGTCAAAGCCCATTATTTCTTTGGCGCGCTTTTCGATATCACTCAAACTAACTTCTTCTGGCTCAACTCTTTCAGCGTACTCTACGCCGAAGTCAGCAACGTCTTTCTGAGATTCTGGCTGCCCACCACTAGGGCCAACTCTTTGCCCTGCTGTGCCTGTGGTTAGCAAATTCATTTCTGTTGAGCTATCTCCGCCGCCACGAATGTTAGCAAGTTCCCCTTCCAACGCCGCGTTGCTTTTCTTTGCCGCTTCAATTGCCGGGTCCACAGTAGAAACTGTTTTCTCTGGCTGATCAGTTTCAGTGGCCTCTTCTTTTTTGGCGGTGTCTGATTTTGGTACAAAACCCGCATCAAGACCTGCGTTTTCACCAGGGTCTACACCCGGTGCAGCAACAGGAGGAGTTTCAGATAAAGCTTCGCCGCCGCCCAACGCCATGATCCTTTGCCTTTCGGCGAACCTAGCAGCCTCCGACTGACCTTGCTCATCTTGTGCAGCCGCCGCTTGTCTTTCCCGAATCTCAGCTTCTCCGATCTTGGGGAAAGCTGTGCCCAGCAAACTTGTTTCAGGGGGCGTATCCATAAGAGGCTGTGCTGAAGTCCTCGCCGCTCTAAGAATATCCAACGGACTACCGTCAGAAAACATGTTTCCAAGATTAACATCGCCCACTTGAAAGAATGGACCCGAGTCGTAACGCGGTCCACCCATACGAGCAACCGTTTCTGCCCGTTGTTGTTGAGCCGCTGAAATTTCCGCTCGTTGTTGTGGCGTCATAACGCTGGAGGGCGCCACTGGCTGCCCCCTACCTGCCGAAAAAACAGAGTCGGGCATAGTACGTGGGGACGAAGTTGTAGATGACACGGAAGGCGCCGAAGAAAAAATCCGACCAAGACCAGCCCGCACATCTGTAGGCAGCATCGCCAAATCCTCAAGCAGCGTACGGTTTTGTGTGTTTACGCTTGTACCGCGCTGCGCCCGCATTGGTTTGTTCTGCGCCATCGCCTTCTGCGCTGCCGTCATCAACGGAGCAGAAGAGGCCAAGATCCCAGTTGCACGTTTCGCGGCCCGTGGATCACGAAACATCTTGCGGTAAAGAGGATTCATCACGCAGTCGCCCTTTGTCCGAAGTTAAACAGGTTGCCAATACCACCCGCCTGACCGGCAGCACCGAGGCCCGCGATTCCAAGACCAAGGATCTGGGACATTGCGCTAGGTGGTGGTGACATAGTCTGCGAGGTTGTTTGTTGCAGAGCCGGTACACCTTGGAAGATGTCTGACATAAATCCAACTTGCTGGAATGGAAGCTGCTGCTGTGCCAACAGATTCTGCTGACCAATGTTAAGACCGGTCTGAGCCTGCTGCTGTTGTAGCCCGCCGATTCCGAGCAATGTGTTGATGTCTTGAACGCCGCCCGCTTGTGCCATTTGACCAAGGCCACCAAGTCCTTGAGCCAGAGCACCGCCAAGCTGTGCTTGTTTCAACTGCTGCTGCGCCGCCTGACTGGCAAGCTGCGAGGCTTGCGAAAACCCGGCACTGCGAAGACGCTCACCTGTACGCGCTTGCTGCTCCAGTGTGTTGCGGCCAATCTCCCCTTCGAGGACAGCTTGACGTGACCCGCCAAACGCTCCTGCACCACGCGCTTTTGCTGCTGCTGCAATTTGCTGCTGCTGACCCTGTCTACCAATATCCGCCTGTGCCCGCTGAACAACGTCATCGAGATACGGATCCATATAGTCTTGATACGCTGTCGGCGACATGCCTGCGCCGGCTGCGGTCTGCATCGCTCCTTGAATACCAGCTTCTGCCTGCTGCAAGAACGGCTGGTAGGCACCCACACCAGACAAAGCCGCCTGTATCGCCTGCTGCTGACCTTCTTGTAGTTCTGCCTGCTGCGCTGGCGCATACGGCATAGTAAGGCCGAGGCCACCCTCGCTTGTCGGCTTGAAGAGTCCTTGGGCCGAGGTCAGCAGATTTGCCAGATACTGTTCCTGAAACTCAGGAAGTCTGGTTTCTTGAATTACGGTTTGTGTAGACATTATGCAGAAGCCTCCAACTCGGCCATCATATCATACATACGTGCGGCACCGATATCTCTATCTCCACCACCCGCACCACGCACGGCCTTTGCTGTTACGACGAACTCACCGTCCGACAGACGTGCAGGCACTGAATCAGAAGTGCCGGTCCCCGGACCGTGGACTTCGCCGCCATGCATATAGTTATAGTTCGATATCTCGCGCTGATATGCTGCAAGATCTTCTGGATCAGTTAGCTGGTACACATCGCCGGTCTCACGCGACCGAGAAGTGATGTCGAACATCTCACCCTTCGGGAACGGGCGCTCGGCTTGTTTTTCTTCTTCCTCTGTCATGCCAAGAAGACCAAGTGCACCGAGACCTAAACCAGCAGTAAGCAGCTTGTTCTCACTGGCAAAGTTGCCAAGGGCGCTCATGATGCCAGACCCTTGACTGGATGACGCTACATCAGACGCCGCTGCCGCCGCTGTATCCCCGGCGGCACCTTGAGTAAATATACCGGGTGAGGCTGAAGCAGGCACAGAAGTAACAGGCGCACCGGTAAGACCGAAACCAGCGGCAGCTTCACTGCCAACGAAACGTGGCATAAAACCACCACTTGCTGCCGGCGCAAACCCCGCTGCACGGCCCGCGTATCCAAGGGTGCCGCCGATAAGGGCTGTCTTCAACGCATCCTCAACATCCTGTCCCGCTGCAAGACCCCCGATTCCAGAACCGATGGCCGCACCCATCGGACCACCAAGACCAAAGCCAATCGTCCCGCCAATAACAGGTGCTGCTTTCTTTAAGGCTTTTGTAAGATTCTTAAACAGGCCCATCAGGTAACCACCTTCACTGTACCACTGTCATTATACAGAGCGCCTGTCTCCAGTCCAGACGCACTAGTCGGCAGTTCGGTCAACGTAATCTTTGTCCCGCGCAACTCTCCGGGGTTACGCTCTTGCGAAATAAAAAGCTCCAGCGCACGAGTCAAATCTGACATATACTGCTGCGTATAGTCTAACGGCGGCTCAGGCAGTCTTGGCGGTGCTATCTGATTTGATGACACTAGCGTCTCCCGTCTGGCCGCAAATCAATTCGCGGACTGCCAAGTTTCCACTTAGCCCCTAATGCTTGCGATTCCACACGCAAAGCAAAAGACCTGCCCCGTGCTCGTAAAAACAACTGGTTCGTAAAGGTCTCGACTGGCGAACTAGCTGTGCGAATAGCATCTCCCGAGGCTGTGTTGTCGAAACTCGCACCGGGGAAGTTTCTAGCCTTAACAGTAAACGTGGCTTGAGGACTGCTAAGATTGGTTGACCCGTTAAACGTAAGGTCCGGAATCACTCTTTGTATATACGTGAATTTGTCTCCGTCGCCAATGTCAATCGCAGCGGACTCAATAAAGGAGTCCATCGCAGATCCATCGTCATCATAGCCAAGTTCGTGGTTGTATATGTACTGGCTGCCGGTAGCTATCGGGAATGTTCTGACACCACGATCCAGCCATGCTGTACGACTGAGGTTGCCGAAGTACCAAACCTTCTCGCCGTAGTTGTATACAACATAACGATCATTATCAGTGCTGCTAGCAGATGGGTAAAACCAAAACACTTCCGAAAATTCAGAGTTGATGCCTGAAACAACCTTGTCAGACTGCTCTAGGTTAAAGTCCAAAAACACCTTGTCTTTGACCGTGCATGGAAGCTGCTGAGTTTGACCCGCGTACACATAGAAGTTGTCGATACCCATCCAGTAAACAACGTCTTCGGTTGCGACGGCAGCGTTCGGACTCATGATGGTGATGTTCGAGGCAAGCTGCTGTAGACCAAAAGTAAAAGGTGGCCCGATAAACCGCATCGAGTTCAGAGCGGTGTCTGTCCACACCAGAATCTCTCGTTTGGTTTCCACCGCCTGCACAAAAGTAGACCCGGCTCCAAGTGTCAGATCACCAGCAGTGTTGGTGGATGTTGGATACCAATCAATCGGGTTCTCTTGCGATGAGAATCGAATTAACAAAGGATCTTGTGTGCCGTCACCTTGCGTATCCGAAGCTCCACCAAGTCCGTCTGAACCAAAAGCAATAACATGTCTGTCTTGATCAGACACAAGAACCTGTTTAGCAATCTGCGGAACACTGCGTTTCGTACCAGTTAAAGTAGAAAGTTCAACGGCTCTTGTTGACAGGTTGTTTGTTTTGTCCCAGTAGAATATGCCACTATCTCTAGGATTAATGAGAAGGTCTTCTCCTAAATTATCATGCGACCACAGACGTATTTCATTTGTAGTCGTCAAGCCACCAGATGCAGCATCTCCCCAACCGTCTCTTCCCCAGGTGCCCGCACCCCAACCAGTGCCGCCAACAGTAGTATCAAGGCCCACGTTAATTTGATAAACGCCAACTGTACTGCCGCCGCCATTCCCAGTATCAGAACCATTAGCGGCAACGCTTACAGAGATGGTGTATGTGTTGGCATCGAGCACATTTACTACCTGATGCTCTTTGTTGAGAACAGCAGCCGTTATGTTTCCTCCGAGGGACGCCGCGCTAGAAAATGTTACAAAGTCGTTTTCGAACGCGCCATGCGAAGCGTCTGTGACAGTGATTGTTGTGCTTCCATTACTGGCTGCAAAAGTCACGTCTCCCGCACCTGTGGTCAGTCGGATCGGAGTGATGTCGTTAAGACCCTGACCCTCTTCGATATAGTATTTAAGGTGAGTGCCAAGGCCCAAGTAATTAGAGCCGTCAAGCGCGATCCAGTTATGCAGGGCACGAGCAGAACCAAGATATGTAGAAGAGCTATACTTTTCCCAACCACCCATCTTTTCGGGGTATCCGAAACGAAACCTGATTTTATCACAATCGCGCCAGCCACCTTCGTTAGAATACGAGGTGATTTCTTGATTTACACCGGGCCTGAACTGTAATTTTGTAAGCGGCATCTACCACACCCAAATTTCAACGTATCCAGAAGCTCCCGTTGCAGCAGTCGCACCACCCGCGCTACCACCAGCACCGCCCCCGCCGATAGAAATAGTTAAAGTCTCTCCGCCGACGTTTGATCCTGTTACATATTTTGTCACTAGGTTAGCAGGGCGGCCATCTCCCATATCCACGTCAAAGTTGTCTTTGTAGGATGATCCTCCGGCAGCGCCAGAACCCTCTTGTACGTCTCCGCCAGAATCTCCTGTTAAGAAATCTGAAAGTCCAGAGGTAGCGTTAATACCCCTGTTACCACCTTTGGCTGTTACGGAAATACTCAACGTACTATTAGACACAGTTGTATCGCTACCCGCCGTGCCATTTGCTGCTTGATTTCCAGAAAACCGCCAAACAGCACCGCCGCCGCCGCCGCCGGAAGCTCTAATTAGTACCGCTTGCGCTCCAGAAGGAATTGAATAGCTAGAACCTGATGTCAGGACTGTGATGACTTGAGGATATCCAGCAATATTGTCGATCTGTGTTTGTACGTTACTGGTTACGCCGTCCAAGTAACCAATCTCTGTGCTTGTGACAGCGCTTACAGATACATCGCCGTTGCCGTCTGAAACCAACGCACGAGATGTCGTAAGGTTTGCCATTTTGCTAAATGCGATTGCTGCTCCAGAAGCAACACTTGCATCTACGACAGCATCACTAGCAAGTTTTGCTGCGGTTACTGCATCATCTGCCATATCCCCAGCGACTATTGTGCCGTCCGCTATCTTGGCGGAAGTTACCGCGCTATCTGCGATTTTGGCCGTCGCTACAGCGTCCGCAGCGATCTGACCCGACGTAACTGGGAATGCCATTAACGTCACTGCCGAACCCGCGCCAGCGCCGTTTGCATAAATCAAAGCAAAATCACCGTCTGCAACGGTGGCGTTACCCCCACTGCCTTGAGTAAACACAGCACTTTGCCCAGAGCCGTTATACACCGCGAAAAACTTGCTTTGGTCATTAGGGCTGATGGTTATTGTGTTAGTGCCAGAAGGAGACCCCCCCAGAACCAAAACCCTATAATGCCCATCAGACAACGCACCATCTGACGTGGTTAACGTGGTGGTTGTGCCTGTTAGCGTAAGTGTGCCGACGCCGTTAAGCACACGATCAATAATGTCAAAGTTTGTGTTAGTGGTTGCGCCCCAAGTACCTGACTGTTCTCCGGTGCCGGGTTTTTCAATGCCACTGTTTGCTGTATATGTGGAAGCCATTTAAACCACCGTTTCTGTCCATGTATCTGTTGTACCACCTGTAGAGATTTCTGTCCACGAGTCGCCGCTGTGTGTGATTGCTGCCCAATTCGGAGAACCGCCAGGATCTATACGCTCCCACAACAGCCCGCCGTCTGTTGTCATTACAAAAACAGCTTCTATTGTTGCTGCGCCCACACGAATAAGATTCAGGACTGTCGTCTGATCAAACGCAAAGTCCATCGTGGCGCTGTCGGTTCGTACTGCTATGCCAACTGTTGTCTGATCAAACTGTGTATTTATGTTGGCAAGCCCGTGAGCTATCAGGCTTGCTGTGCTGACCTGTGTAAAGTTAAACGATTGCTCTGATATACCGCTGACAACTGTTATGCCCGCACTACTTTGCGTAAAGTTGGCATCAAGCGTAGATACACCAGAGCCAATAAATATCCCGGCGGCGCTTTGCGTAAAATCAAAGATGGAGCTTGCTGCTCCGGTCTGCACCCGTATCCCTGTTGTGGTCTGTGTAAAGTTGAAGGACTTTACGACATCTGCGCTGGCAATCATTACCGCGTCAGTGTCTTGGGTAAAGTTAGCAGAGGCTTCCATAATGCCAGTCAACAGACCGGCGGCTGCGCTCACCTTGCTGAAGGTGCCGATCATACTGGAACTGCCGAAAGACAGGATACCCTGTGCGGCTATCGCCCTTTCAGATAGTGCCAGTTCGCCAAACATCAGTCGGCGTCCGCAATGGTCAGCGTACCGGCTGCGACCTGCCGCATGATTTCGTCGTAGTGACGGTTGCCGGGGGCGAGAGGTATAATCATTTCCGTGCCGTCAATAGTAGCAACAATGCTAGTATTTTGATTTGTAGCTTCATCAATAGCATACTGTGCAGATGTAATGTTCATTTCATTCATTTTTACAACTCCGCATCCGCTGTGACTGCCATCCTAATGGTTCCGGTGGTAGTGCTGTCGGTGTTAAACTCGTATCCAAGAGCCTCAACATTATTTGTAATTGTGCCGATATTTCCATTGTAACCACCTGTTTCCGTGGTCGTTCCTTTAGTAATTGTCGGTGCGGCTCTTTTTGTTTGTTTGTAATGCCATGTAAAACCAGACCCTTGTGCGCTAGTGGTACTACCAGCGGCGTAAAGTTGTGATTTTTCAAAATACCTCTGACATTTAGCCAAAGTCTCGCCATAGCTTTCTGAGTGGTCGAAATCCGTTGCTGTAGAGCCGACCTCAAGCTGGACGCCGGTGATGAAGAAAGTTGCGTTAGTCGTTTCCGTTAATTTCACTGTGCTTTCAACACCAATAATATTAGTGCTATCTGTCCAAGAACCAGCGGCAATATCGTAGTTTGACCCCGCACCCAAATCCCACATAATATGTAACCCAATGCCACTATCCGTAGGCCAAGTGCCACCTGTGTCAGCGGGGATTGCGACAGTTTTATACTCCCAAGTGTTTGCAGAGTTTATAACGTAAGTACCGCCGTATCCTCTTGTGCCAGCTTGGTTTCTAATACTTACACCAAAAGTTCCAGTAAGGCTGGATTTAACATGAAATGACAATACTATGGCTTCTGCCGCACTGGTTCCAAAGCCAAGATGAGCCATATTCTGACCTTCAATGGCTTGCCGCAAGACAGCATAGCCTGTTGTACTAGCACTTGCACCCGTACCCGCTGTTATCTTCAAACTGTTTTTAAAGTTGTCAGGGGTATCAGTTGATTGTTCAAAAGTCATAGCATTTACAGGTGAGCCGTGACCTACAGCAAATCTGTCTACTGTGTAAATATCCGCAGTGCTTGTGCCACTCGTACCCCGCTGCGCCACGCGCATACATCCCCCAATGATGAGGTTTCTGCCTGTCAGGCCACCGGCATCTGCCGAACCAGCAAGGTCTGCAAATTCACGCGCTCTACTCATCGCTTACTCCGGCTTTGTCGGCCACATTACGTCGTCAAGACTGCTGTAGCTTTTGGTTATATCACGCAGCGCCTGACGATACGCTGTGCGCTCTGTACTCATGGTCAGATCCGAAGAGGCCCACCAATCTGTCTCGGCGATACGGCGGTCACGCTCGGCACGAAGCAGCTTCATAGGCTCGGCGGCATCAAGCTCGGCCTTCTTTGCAGATACCGTGGTCCACGATACACCCCAGTTGTGCGGGTTGCTGGACTCGACGGCACTGCCATTGTCGTCCTCACCGATGATGCGGCGGAACATGGCGTTGAACTCATCCTCTGTGGTCGGCTCACCACGAAGCACCCACTGTTCGTCAGGGATGATAGCTACGATTGCGTCTGCTACTGTACTCATGTCTTAACCCGCCAAATGTCCGCTAAAATATGAATACCCGGAGTTTGTGTGATGCGAAGTGCTACCAGTAGACACATAAACTTCATGTCCTGAATCACAATACAACGTCCAACTTCCCGATATGCCCAGATAGTTTTGCGCGTTCGTGTAGTTGCATCTACTACCAGCGACAACGACATCGTTTTGATAAAGAGTAAAGCTTAATTCATTCGTGCCTTCTGTATACACTTGATTGCTGAACACATAAACGCCATCTACCGGCGCGGTAAATTTGTATGTTGTTGTTGAAAAATGCCCGCCCTGATTAAAGCATCCGGTGCTGGTCACATCATTATATTTAATAATTCCAGTTTGAGTGTATTGGGTAGCGGCACGAGCAAAAAATGCTGGACGCTGCGGCATGATTGCATAGCCAGACGAGTCAATAGAAACGGCAGTGTTCCCGTTAGTCGGGTCTTGGATTTCGGAGACTTTCAGTATGCTGCTCATTGGGCAATCTCCATGCAAAATACCTGACCACCAAAAGTGCTTGGAATGAACTCAATCCAACTCGTACCAGAACTGTGAATTTTTCCTTGAATGCGATACTTGACCTCGGTTGCAACTCCGGGTTCGTCTATTCCTGACACCATCATCATAGTGTCAAACTCACTATGACTCTGACCAATATGTTGAGTCTCGACAGAACCAATCGTATTGAAAACTGCGGTTGTCGTACTGAAATCATCCGTGCTTCTAATCACACGCCAACCGCCCCGTTGTTCACTTGATGCTGTGCCACGAAGTCTAGACATGAAGTTGAAGCAGAACAAAATTTTGCTGTTAGAAAATTTCGGCGTGATTGAAACTGTTTCGGCGGTTGTCCAAGAAGAACTGCTGTTAGCTTGTGTATTGCTCCACGAAGCTAGACCTTGATACTGAACCACATGCCCCGGAATCGCCACCCCGTTGCCGCTGGTCTTCTCGTTGATGGTGTCTACGAATAGTGTACTCATGGTTTACCCCAACAAAAATCCACTAAACCGGCTCTCTTGAGAACCGCTGAAATATTCTCCAGAGCCGCTAAAAGTTATACGAAGTTGATCGTTGGCTGATAAATCAAGAAGATGGCTCAAGGTCACCGTCACATGAATTTGCGTCACCCCTGTTGGGTAACAATACGCATATGTCACGTTGCTGAAGTTTGAACCACCATCTGTGCTTTTCTGTAGGCGAAGAGTGCCGTCTTCACTATTGTCAACTCTTAAATAAAGATAACAGTTGATACAGTAGACACCTGCCACCGGAATGGTCACAACACCCGTGCTGGTGCTGTATATTGAACCTCTATTGACTTCTGTTGAGTTGAAAACAATAGGACTGGTGTTGGTGTAAGCCCCGCTAGAATTATATGCACTCCATGCGGGCAAAGCCGGTTGCGTAATTCGACCAGACGAATCAACAAGCAATCCATCCGTTGTGCTACCTGTAGCCCTAATTTTATCTACATTTATTATCGAAGCCATACGCGCCTCACAGGATTGTCAGACTGCCACCGCTGGCAACCGTTATTGTTACGCCATCAGCAATCGTAAGCGGCCCGATGCCAAGAGCATTCTTTGTGGCGGCTATGGTGGTGTCCTCGCTGACCGTCTTGTCGTTGGTGCGGAACGCCGCCGTGTCCACTAGGGTGTTCGTTGTCTGGAAGGACGGTGCGGTAATCTCACCGCTGAACGTGCCGCCAGACGCTTTGGATACTGTATCAGTAACAGTGAAAGCACGATAGGCGCGTATTACCAACTCATCATTAGTCGCGGCCCCGGTGCCAAGTGTGATTGTATTGCCGTTGCTTGCTGTGAAGTCTGAACTGTCCAGATGCACCCCGTTAAGGTAAACATCGACATCATCACCACTAAAAGCCAGTATCGCACCATTTGCATCTGCCCCCGTAAATGCCGTCTGGTTGTTGGTAGCTACATACTTGAACAACTGCATCGCGTAGCTGGTTGGCTGGTCAACAGCGCGACCAAAGAAGCGCACAGTGATTACATCGCCGTTAGCAGGGGCGGCAGAGAATGTCAGGGTGTTGCCCTGCGCCGTATACGCCTTGCTGGTTCCCGGCTCCTGCACGACGTTACCAATGGTGACAAGCAAAGCCTCTCCAGACACGACGCTTTGCGCCAGCGTGAAGGCCGTCGCACTACCTGTCCCAGTAAAGGTCTGAAAGGTGATGTCACCTATATTTGGATCTACGCCTATGTAGGCCACATTTTATCTCCTATGGTTAAACTGTCCGACCCTCACCATCCGGTGGGGTTATGCTGTTTTATAAAATATGTTGAGATTGAAATACTTGGTTCCACTGGTTAAATGAAAATCACTTGATGCCCAATCTGCCCACGATGTATTGTCTTTACTAATCAGAGCATTGGCGTGTGACGTGCCACCAGAAATGTAGAAGATAGGCCATCCACTCGGTATTGGGTTGCCAAAACTTAGCCAGTTAGATGAAAGGCCGTGCGCGTGGGTTCCGCTTTCACTTGCATAAGGAAAACCTCCAACCCTAATTGTACCAGCGCTGCCAGAGAACGCTGAATATTGAAAACGTATCCATAAAGTTACTTGTTTGCCTATCTTTACATATCTCCCGTCCTGAACAACGTAAGTGATGCTTCCCGCAGTGGAAGCGCCTGTGAAAGTTGGCGTGAACGTGCCTTCCTCATAATCATTCAGAGCATTCGCCGCCGCCGTGTCGCCGTTGAAGGTGAGGCCGTCAGATGTCAGGCGCATACGTTCACTTGCATCAACTGTAAATCGCATATTATTGCCACTGTGTGAGTACGCAATAATTCCTCGGTTATCATCACTTACATCCCCGAAGTAGACGCTTTGAAAGGCTCCGTCTGGACCCATAAACTGCAAATCACAACGAGTGCTATCGTCACTCTCAAGCACTAAACCCGCATCGCCGTTTACACTCGTTGCAGAACCTGCTGTGCGAATATGCACTTTATTTCCAAGAGGTGAGGTGTCTCCGATACCCACCTTTTCAGAGCTATCAATCGTGATGGCAGTGGCATCTGAGTTATCATCAATGCCAGTGTTTAAACTGTCTCTTACGATTTTACTCAGTGCCATTACCTAGCTCCTTATACTTCCTGCGCGTCTATAGCGGCCTGATACGCTGTCTTTACAGCATCGCTCCACACGGCATTGCAGATGCCCTGCACCTCTGCGCTTTCGCCAGAGATGTCTGTGTCGCCCCAAGTGTCACCTGACTTGGTGCTGCATTGCAGAACATGCCGGTGAAAGTTGCGGCTAATCTCCACGCCGTCACGCTTGATGACAGTGGCGGTGCGTACTTGCACAGCTTTGTAGTCGCCAACTACTTCAATCTTGTCTTGCAGTGTTTCTTCTGTAAGTGCCATTTTTATCTCCTTGTGGCTTGGACTGTCCGACCCACACCTCTGGTGGGGTTAATCTACATAGTAATTTAATTGAAACCAGACGGCGAAAATCGTGCCGCTGTGGATGTCACCAATCTGTATGTTAACCCAGCTTGATTGGTCACGACTCACTAAGAATAAGACTTCAGCGCCAGATGCGTATGCCATCGCTTGATACACGGTAGACCCAACATTCACCCCGTGAAATGCACATGCGCCGCCGCCGCCAGAACCAGCCCTAGCCGTTGACCCGCTGAATGGCAAACCAGTAATTTTCATGTGTCCACTGCCGCTACCCAACGTGAAAGCACTCAATTCAAAGTAGATGTAGGTACTAACGGCGTTACCAACCTTTTCGTAATACCCACCCCGGCTGCTGATTGTACGACTGCTAAAGTTAGTTCCAGAACACGCAAGGTCTGGATCGAAAGTGCCAAATTCATAATCATCCAGCGCATTTGCACTGCCGGTGCCGCCGATGTACAGGTTGCCGCCAAGATACAGGTCTTTGAAGCGAGTGTCCGATTTACCCAAGTCAATCGCATTATCACGACTGCCGCCGGTTGTAGTACAGGGCCGAATGATATTATTGCCCAAGCGAATACCAGCATCATTGCCACTTGGCGATGCTAAGAAAACATCAGTGCCAACAGCACCAATACTCCCCACAGTGCCGCCGTCTTTGCGTAAATCCAAAATCGTACCATCATCTGATTTACGATTTATAAGCGCTGGTATTCCACCGTCTCTCGTGACTTGAAATTGACCCGACGCAGCCATAGACTGACCAGCCACGTTGTTAAAAGCTGGGTCGGTGTTCGTTGTACCCACCATCACATTTTCACTGCTATCAATCGTGATGGCGTTGGCATCCGCATTGTCGTCGATGCCGGGTGATGTAAATGCGCCACTAAACGTACCCGTCGTCGCCGCCAGCGCAGAGTTAGCGTCATGTTCAAGGCGCGGGTTGATGGTCGCCTCACCACGGTAGATGACATAGATGTTGCCAGTACCCGAAGCAGGGGCTGCGCTGAATGTCAGTGTCGTACCGCTGGCAGTATACGCCTTGCCTGAACCCGGTTCCTGCTGGACGTTGTTGACAAACACCTCTAGGTCTTCGCTCACATTGACGGACCTGTTCAGCGTAAACGCAGTCGCCGAACCAGTGCCGTTAAACGACTGACTCGTTGTCTGATTTACTATCGCTGTGTTTGGTGCCTTGCCAATATATGCCATTAACCGGCCTCCTCAACAAGCCATCAGGACACACGGCACGAGGAACGTACCGTCGTCGTATGTATGTGAAACTGTGGTGCTGGTGACTTTTGCAATCGTCTTGCTGCGAACAATGTCATCGCCCTGTGGCTTGGCAGTCCCGTCACCGGCAGACATCAGCAAGTCGCCTCGTGCTACTGTCGTGCCTTGTGCAATGCGGATGACCATATCGCCTGTCATTGCAAGGTAAAAATCCTCATAGTCATCGTCGTCATCATCCCAAGCCACAAAAACCCCAGCAACATTTACGTCACCCTCAGTGTCACTAATCTT